CGACTTCAGCTTGATCTAATGCTGCATACGCATCGGTCTTATCTTGAGTGTCGCCCATTACTTGCAGGGAATAGTAAAGGGAGGTCTGCGGAGATTGCAGCCACTCTTCCACGAATGCATTGTCGTAGGCTACTACATCACTCCAAGAGTTAAATGAGTATCCGTGAAGAAGTCCCGTATTATTATACATTATCATCAGTTCGTCCGCTACTTTCTTGTAAGCATCCCAACCGACTTCACTAGCAATTTCTACATTGCCATATTTATAGTGTTCTACTCCGAATGTGCCGGAGTCTCTGTCAATTTCTCGTGATATTGGTGGTGCGATTTCGGGGCAGCTAGTAAAGCCATCCAGATCTTTGCTTCTATAACTGCACGAGGCGGTCGGTGCAATAGCAAAGGCTCGAACCATCCTATGAGAGCGAGCCACTCTGGCGGCAGACTCAATACCACATTTAAGTTCCTTAGCAAGGGTGTTTGGTAAGGTATCATCCGACTCGCCGGCATTGACAGCAGCCAGAGCCTTTCCAAATTGGTCATATGTTACATCATTTCGTGCGAGGAAGTTAGCTAAACCGAGGATACCGAGGCCAACTTGGCGGTCGATATCAGCTGGCAAGTATTCTCCAGTTGTTCCGACACCTGTCCTACTATGGAGCTCGCACAATTCGGACATACCATCAGTGAAAGCCTGCTGGATGTCTCCTGTATTACAGGCAGCGAGATTGACATGCTGTAACAGGCATGTTCCTCGTGAGGGCAGGTAAACCTCAAGGCAGACGTTGCCATAAATCCGTTCTCCGTTATCATCATATTTTATTTTATTTAACCATATGTCACCAGCTTTGATGCCATAAAGTAAAGCTTCTTTTATTTCACTAGAAGTAGTTTCCCATTTTTTGTGGTCAATATCGACGCATCTTTTGACCCAGGGGAGTTCCGACCTGGGAGTAGAAATAAACTCGTGGATGTCAGGATGGTCAATGTCAAGATGAAGTACCACAGCACCATTCTTGTAGACTCCTCCACGTCGCAATGTTTCATTTAAACTTGAGTATATTTTACCGAATGATACAGGTCCAGAAGCTGTTAGACCTTTACCGTTTTCATGACCTCTTGGTCTTAGTTTTGATAAGTGCACAGCACATCCTGCGCCATGTCTTAATCCATGTGACACAAACCTCCAGGATGCTTCAATACCCTCTGGACCCTCCATAGAGTCATCAACAACGAATACTGTGCAGCTCACTGGGAGTCTTGATTCTGGGTTATCCAACCATGATTGGACCCGACCAGTGCGGGAGATAAGTTCTGCAGTCATTATACTAAATCAGATAGATCAGGTGGTTTGTAGTTCGGGCCTTTTAAGACCTTTCCATCTTCTCGATAAATTGGATTACCGTCCTCATCGAGTTTGGACATATTACTAATGTGTACTCTATTTAGTGCTTCATCTAGAAACCAATTCATATTCTCTGCATACTGATAGCATACATATACAAGGTCAGCTAATTCTTTCAAAGCATGTTCTTGATGTGTAGGGGACTTCATAAATAACATCCCTTCAGCTTCAAGAAACTCCTTGAACTCTTCTACAATTATCTTGTGTTGTACACCTCGTGTCTTTCTATCAGAACTATTCTTTAGACCGTATTTCTTTCTGAATTCTTTCGCCTGGTCCGATAAAAATGATTTCTTCATGGATGGTGGGCCAATGTTTTAATAAATTAGTTAATGAATTACCTAGTACAAAGTTTTGATGTTGTAGGGCGTTGACAAGAGTAATAATTTCATCTTTCATATCATGATAATTCTCTTTAAGTTTATCATTTATTACTCTTAACTTTAGATCTTGCTCCACTGTCAACTGTGTAACTGGGGCTGGGATCCCATAAGATTGGTGATCTGGTTTTGAAGTCATAGTCATCTACTGTAAGTATTCTAGCTAGTCTAGCATTTACTAAAGCATCTTCTTCAGATAGATCCTTATCTTTAAATGCTTTTACTACTGTTTTCCAGGAGTATCCACTCTCTTCAAATAATGCTTCAGCTCGTTTAACACCAATTCCAGGGACTCCACCATAGCCGTCAGTCTGATCGCCACTAAGCGTTTGAATAAGGTGCCACTTTTGTCCCTCATGTTTGTTCACTGTGAATATTTTATCTAGGTTATACAATTCGCCAGGGATCTGTCTCATGTCCTTATCAGGACTAACTATAATATTACCTGGATGTTTAGTTGCATAAATACCCATTGCATCATCAGCTTCCAAGGTAGGCATAATGATTACTTCATACTCTTCCTTAAGTTTGTTAATGACACGTTTGTAACCACAAGGTTTCTTACGATTACGATGCCCTTTATAATCTGGCAAGATTTTTTTCCTAAAATTTGTACTGTCTGAAAAGAACAGTATCATAGAAGTGAATGACCCAAATTTGTTTTGAATCTTGGTAAGTTCGCGTCTTGTGGCACCCATGGCGTCACTGAACTTACTAGTAACAAGGATAGTATCATCACCCCAATCAATTTCAGTTTCTGCAGCAGAGCAAGATTTATATACCGTAAAATCTGCATCTATTAATAATTTCATATGTTAGTGTACGTCTGCCCATGTCTTACCACTTTTAGATTCAGCAGCAATAGGGCATCTCATTTTATAGTACTCACCAGCTTGAGTAGCTGTGAGTTCTAAGAGAAACTTTAAGTCCTCTTTTTCTTTTTCCTCACATTCAAATTGTAATTCATCATGAACGAATGCAAGTTGTCTAGCGGTTTTAGGAAGAGATTCATTAGCTAATACCATCCATCTTTTGGCGATGATCGCTGACGATCCTTGGATGAGGTAATTGAGTGACTTATGCCGCGAGTCACAGAGGATACGCCTGTGGTCCAATCCCAAGACATAACCTCTTTCACTAGCTTTGTGTACTGCTTCCAACAACTCTTTGAGACCTGGGATAGCATCGACATAGGCTTCTCTAATTTCTTTACCCTTCTTCTTAGCTTCCACCTCTGATAACTGTTTATCATAAGTATAACCTATTTTGGCGTTGCCTGCTCCGTAGAGGAAGGCATAGGTGATGGTTTTAACAGCTCTGCGGGTGACACCGATGGCGTCTGCATTTGTTTGATGGATGTCTCCTGTAAGGAGGATTCTGGCATAACGCCCTTCATCATATCTAGCGAGATAGTGGGCAAGCATCCTGAGCTCAATACCGCTAAGGTCGGCACCAACCATAACGTAGTTAGGCGATGCTGTGAATAATGTCCTAAATCTTTCATCTGATGGTACTTGTGCTAAATTCGGCTTTCGATGTGCGCAGCGAAATGTAGATGTCGCTACTGAACAATGGTGATGGATCCTAGATTTCGTAACAAGCTTCTGCCATGCGTTGACGCCTTCTGATATCATCCCTAACGCTTTCGTCAGTTCGAGTAGTCTCAGAAAACTCAGAGCAATATCCGTCCCAATCTCTTTGAGAACTGTCTCGTCTATTACTGCCTTGCCCGTCGAGGTTATTGATGTAGGCGTCCAACCATAATGTGTTTGTAAGATCCATGATATATGATCACGTGAGGTGGGGTTGAGCTCCTTTAATCTTTGAAGCTCTGCTCCATTAATGTATCCTTGTGTCCTGTTATCTCGTTTAGGAGTGAACAACGCTCCTGCAACGTAAGGGTATTGTTTTCGAAGTATTCTAGTAGTGTCCTCCAACTCTTTTCGGAGAGTTGATTCGAGACTTCGAGCTTCTGATTCATTAAAGTACCATCCATGGATTTCTTGTTGAGTGAGTATTTCTGCTACCTGGTGTTCCATTTGGACCCACTCAGGTAGGGTCGGAAGTGTTCGCATAGCTTGGTGGTAACTATAACATCTTGTTCGCAGTAATCTTGCATCTCTTGAGACCACTCTTTCCAGTCGGTGGTTTTTGCAAAGTTCCCTTTGTACTCACCGAGTCTGTAACCGTATGACTCAAGACTATGCCTGCCATACAACTGCAATGGCATATGTTTCCAATTATGATTTTTATCTATATCGAGTAAGTTCGGATGATATAACCTAGATAACACAAGAGTGTCAACAATAGTCCCCCTAGGATTAAACCAAGGGTAGAGCCGCTTGATAATAGGTATATCGAAGCCGATAATATTGTGACCGACAAGAGTATCCGCGAGTTCCAGGTAACATAGTGCCGTCGTGATGGAATAGTTACCACCCATAGGAAGTTCCTTTGGATCGTCCGTATACTTCTCATCATTAAACGACTCGGTACGGTTATCATCACCCCAATGGAGTGCAATACAGTGGATACGGGTAGCATCATTTAGAAGACCGTTTGTTTCCAGATCGAACACTATTGTCCCCACTCCAGTGGTAGGTTTTATCGACAAATTTGGCCTTTTCAATTGCTTCCTTACTAGGTGGGTTAGGTCTAATTAATTTATTCTTATCTAATCTTTCGTTATGCTCATACCATGGATGAGTATAGTGTTCAAAAATCTGTGGCTGGGTTAAATTCCTGTTCGGGTTCAGTTTCATGTTCAGTGAATCTGCAAGTGTTTAAATCATAAGTTAATGTACAAGCTACTCCAGTCTCGCCAGAATAGCGATTCTTAAGAACTCTAACTGTCGTAGGATTTCCAGGAGTATCGGCCTGCTGATCTCTTTCGAGGGCAACGACCGTATCTGAGATTTGAGCAATGGAATGTGATCCTCTAAGGGAAGACAGGCTGACACGTCCGCCTTCTTCGTGGGAGTGTTTGTCATTTCCTTGGCGTCTTAAATGTGAAACTAAAAATAGTGCGATACCTGTACGTTCTACCAAGCTACGTAGCCTGGTCATGGTGGTATCTATCATGCGACGCTCATCACCTTCAAGACCACTCAATAGTATACTAAGGTGATCTAAGAATATAATACGACACTCCAATCCGGTTGCCATGTATTCAATTCTATTATAGATAAGATCTGGATCATAACTTCCAAAACCATCAAAGCAATAGAGATTCCAATTGGCAATAGAGGATTCAAAAGCGGATTTAAGGGTTTCTTCGTCATATTCTCCAAGGTGTAAGTTTTTACCTACAGCTGTGGACATCAATCCAAGTGCGGTTCTGCGATTAGATGCTTCAAGTTCCAAGATGCCAACTGATTCGCCTTTTTGTAGTAAGTCAGTTGCAATGTGACGCATGATGCTGGTCTTACCGGATCCAGAACCTGCAGTAAATGTTGTAAGTTCGCCATACCTGATCCCGTGTAATTTCTTATTGAGTCCTTGGAATGGGTATTCGTGGTCATGTGGTGCTTGTGGTGTGGTTACTACGTCAAATAAAGTCTTTCCATCTACAATACCATCTGGTCTGTAAGGTTTTGCATCCCAAATAGCTTTCCGTATAGCGTCTGTATCATTAGCTTGTAATGCTTCAGATGCGTCCTTGTACTGATTAAGTACAGCTATTTTTGTTTTCCCAGGTGGTAAAGAGCTCGCAACTTCTTTAGCCGCTTTCCGTCCTGCATCGTCGTTATCAAAGAAGACCACCACTTCATCATATCCTTGAAATAAGGGTATTTGTTTTTGGCAATCTTTTTTCGCTGATGCTGCTCCATGAGGCAGAGAGACCATCGGCCAACCTGGCATAACTTCGTAACACGAAGCTGCATCTAATTCACCCTCAGTAATAACAATACGTTTACCAGTATTAGGGAAACGATGCTGACCGAATAAGGTATTAGTGGAAACTCCTTCATATCTAAAGTCTTTACGCTTTTGTTTAATCTTTACACCTTTCAGTATACCAGATTCATCATGATATGGAAACCTTAAAGTATCTCCATCCCTGTAGATCTGATAGAACTGATTAGTTTTTTCAGATATATTTCTTTTGACCAGTCTTACAGCTGATCCTGTTAAGTGGATGTTCTGTGACATCTGTTCACTGTGAATAACGTCATTATCTCCTGATGTTCGGTGGTGACACACGAAACAAAAGGTGTGCCCATCAGTATATAAAGAATTAGCATCTGATGAGCCGCAGTTGTCGCAAGGCAGATGCCTAACGAATTCACTTTCGGTCATTGTATCGTTAACTCAGTTCTACCTGTCCCTTGCCACCAACCAGTTAATATAAATTTTCTGGTTCTAGGTGGGTTACCTCTATGCAAGTGAGTGAAACTCCCAGGCCATATTACTACCCTACCAGCTTTAGGTTGTACCTTCATCTCTTGGTATAAGAATTCAGTCTCACCTCCTTCAGGTACATCGTTTAAATATACCATCCAAGCTAGGAAACGATTAGCAGTTGCCCATCGAGAGTTTTCAGAATGCCAACCATGGTAACCTTCACAAGGGTCAGTTATTTGAAAATTTACTGTGGAACTAAATAATTTTCCAACTTGTTTTATGTAAGGGTACTTAAGAGAATATTCTTTGAGAACAGGTACAAGACAATTGTAATTTAATTCCTTAACTAATGATGCATAATCAGAATCTAAAGTAAAATGTTTATCCTGTCTATACTGGTCAGCTCGTGGACCAAAAACAACAGTATCAGAAATCTTTATTATATTCTTACATACCTCATCAGGAATCACATCATCAAAAATACCTATGAATTGTTCTATTTTAGAATCCATCGGCAATTCTCTGTATTAATGGGACAGTGACAGAATTACCTGCTTGTTTATATAAATGTCTATCATGTATTTCAGGTAACTTGTAATCACGTGGAAATCCTTGTAGATTAAAACATTCTTTTGGTGTTAAATGTCGGATAACATTACCTATTTTAATAATAGGTGACTTACCAACAGTAACTAAACAAGGTGATACCCCAGGATGTTTATGTTCTCTGATGTAATTATATCTCCATTGATATACATGAGAAGTAATAGTATCTTCTTTAATACCAAACTCTACTAGTTTATCATGTATCTTAGGTGTGACATTATACTTATCTGATACATTATCCTCTAATAAATCAAAAACAGTTTGTGTTAATACTTCAGCCTTAGGGAATTTAAATTTAGAATAAGCACTAATATCCCTAAATCCTACAATAAATAACCTTTCTCTATTCTGAGGTATATTAGCATGTATTTTTGAATTCAAGATAGCATAGTGTACCCTGTATTCAAGTTCATGTAAAGTATCAAAGATAGTTCTGAAGGTATTACCTCCGTCATGTTTAAATAAACCTTTTACATTCTCTAATAAGAATGCTCTAGGTCGTCTACTATGTATCAAACTTGCAATAGTAAAGAAGTGGTTACCCCTCATGTCTTGAAATCCCTCACGCTTTCCAGCGACAGAGAATGGTTGACAAGGAAAACCGCCAGTTAAGATATCAAATTCAGGTATAGTATCAAAGTCTAACGAATTAAAATCCGATAGAGTCATTGAAGGTTCACTGAAATTTAAATCAAATGTCTCTTTACATTTCTCATCGAAGTCGTTAGAGAAAACAGTAGTAAATCCTGCTAACTCCATACCTTTACGGATTCCGCCGACTCCAGCGAAAAGATCAATTGTTCTCATCTTAGCCAATCGAGTGGGATATTGTTAAAGGAGGTCCAAGGTATCTCTAACTTCTCACACCATTGTGCATATGTTGTCTTACTCTTCCTAGATATAGTGTTATAAGGTGATTGAAATACCATCCTTAAATCTATATCAGGATTATCTTTCTTTACTTGTTTGATCTTACGTCTATCAGCAGGATCCCAATAACCTTTGCATTCTAAAACAATATTATTAGAGAGTACAAAATCAGGTGTGTAATTGTGCTGAATAACATAAGGTATCTTTTTCGATTCGTATTCATAGGATATATTCAACTCAGAGAGAAGATCAGCGACCTTCTCCTCTAAGCCTGATCTAAATTTAATATCCTTTTTGTTCTTTAGTTTATCGTAGGTTTTTTGAGCCCACTTAAGAGCATCATTTTTAGAAGTCTTCTTCTTCATCTATTTCAGGTGGGTCCATTGAGCATGGCTCACAATTTACATTAGGATCAGCTGTCTTGAAACCTGAAGTTGTACCGAATAGTTCAGCTACTTCCGTAGCGTCTAAATCTCCAGTATCTACACCGGCTTGTCCTTTTACTGAGACAACTTGTACACCAACCAGCTTAAGAGAGCTGCCATAGGTAACCCCATCCCGTAGAATGTAAGGCTTTTGATAGAAGCCCAGCTTAACAGTAGATCCGCCATACAAAGGTGTTTTTTCATCTGTTACAGGTGTGCCCTCCGTGTCTACCACAGGCGGACGATTCTCGGCATTCCAAGAAAATTTAATTTTATATTTACCTTCTGCAACTTCTTCCCATGGCTCGGGTTTGAGCGTACTGCGTTTGGGATTTTTCAGTTTTGATTCAGCCCACTTGAGAACTTCCTGTCTCTCTGCCTCTAATGTGTCAATAATATCCTTACCAACTACAGCAGCAAGAGAGAAACCAAACTTACTAGGTGCAAGTATAGCTTGAAATCCTTCAAGGGTTACAGGGTTTTCAGTTTTATGTATAGTTCTAGACATCACAATCACCAGGATTTCCAGTGAGTGCTTCCTCTAATGATTGAGGTTCTCTGTCTATAGCATCTAAATCTTTACCTGGTTTAGATGGTGTTAACTCCTTAAGTTGAGAAGATAATTCATCTCTATACTTAGTTAAGTCATTGATACGAACATCAACGGCTTCAATTTGTTCTTGCTTCGCTTTCCGTTCAGCTGCTTGTAATCTCTCTTCAGAGACAACAATAACTCTAGTAGGTGCAAAGAAGGAATCAAATAATGATGGGTAATACATTAACAAAAGAAATAAGTGGATTCAATTACGGATTCTGGTTCTAAGTCTCCGATAATCGGTGGTTCAGTTTCCGCACCAATTTGTTGTGCGAATTTGGTTAAGTAGTCTTGTTTAGCAAAGAGTTCCATATATGTTTCCCTCACTAAACTAGACAGTATAGACATATCTGTAGCTCTACATAGTACACTATCGTGTATTAAGGCTATAGGATTATCAAATCTAGTTGCACTTAAATGGAGTAATGAAGCATCGAGTGAATGTATAAGATTAGGAGCAGTTGCCGCCTTATGTCTTTGTTTATCTACTTCCTTACTGTCCTCCGTGGCTACACTTAGTTTACATCTTCCCAACAATTGAAGATTAAGTATTTCTACTTCTTTCTTCATTATTCTCTGATGTACAACAAAACCAGATGGTGTTACCCATTCTAATTCAGTTAAACCACGACTAATAGCTTTAGATACTTCATCTTCTATCCATTTCATGACTGACATTGGACCAGGTACTACGGAATCCATAGCATCTCTGACAGCGTTCACTGTGATTGTTAAATCATCTTTGTCAATCTCCATACCTTTATCAGAGAGTGCATCCCTAATGTAGGTACGGTTCGAATAAGGTTTCGCGTTGTAAGGCACTGTCATAACTACGCGTTTGACTACCTTCCTGTCCATTACTTTTTGTATGTGTGCAGGGCAATGTTCTCTTGCAACATCTGCTACTACCTTATAAGCGTCTTGTGGTCTATCAGAGGCTACAACATTGACGAGTGTTGCAGTCTTTTTATCACGCGCCAAACCAGCGAGGATCTGTAGACCACTGCATGTAGCGTCTGTAGCCACAGGCAGTACAGTTGAACTGCGATCTCTTAAGACAACACAATGGTAGTATTCATCACAGGCAGCTAGGAACTGAAACGGTTCTTCAGCGGCTTCCCATTCAGGTAAATTATCAATAGGATCTAAAGCGATTCTGGTAATAAGACCAATGTTATCATTAGTCCAGTTAAGTCTCTCTGACATTGTAGCTTTATCCAGACCATAAGTCGTTGCTACTTGGAAAGACAGCCATTCCTCAGCTTCAGGTGTGACGACTGACTCATTAGCAAAACTTATACAAGCCTTACCAAAGTCAGTATCTTGTGGAGTAAGAAAAGCGGGAATAGGGTATGCGCGACCACGGTAATCGAAAGACCACGGTAGATAAAATACCTTATCCTTAAACCTCTCCACTGCCTCCATAGTCATCCTAGTACGACATGAACGTCGGAACGCATTAGCGTTAGTGTTCATGACTTCTGCAGCAGCTCTACGGTAACTCTTACGAGCTTCCTTGTTCTCTGCTATATCCACTGGTTTAGGTGGTAGAGGCATTTCAACTATAGGGATAAACTTATCAACACTAATTCCTCTTTCTTGTAACGTCTTCGCAACGTTCACTGTGAATGAATTAAGTCGATAACCAACCTTCTGAATTCTATTCAAAAAGGCTAGTGGAATTTCTCCCTGTATACATGTGTCATGTCCACGTCTAACCATTGGGTTGCCACGCATTACCTCATTGAGTAGATAACCGCCAGCTCTTTCATTAGTCCAGTCATTAGGTTCAATTAACATTGGCCAGGATAGTGGAGCAAATAACTCACTATCTTTCATGACCTGATCTTTGATAGACATGAATTCAGGTGTAGGCATTATATAGTTTACCTTACGTCGTCCTTCTTGTCTAGTATCTTTATAGAACCAACCGCTAGTGTCCATGATACAATCTAATAACCAAGCACCTAACTTAACTCTATTAGCACGACCCCATGTTATCCAAGGTTCTACATTGTAACGATTCATTAAGGTTTGTATCACTACAATCTTTTGATGAGTACCTATTGATCTATGCCAATAGTTCTCTTTTAATACCTTGAGTAAACCTGGTGCTGCAGTCTCATAGTGTCTCATTTGACATTCATCTTCAACAGCATGACCAATAGAATCACATACATTGGTGAGGTTGTTACTTCCTTCCTTATGACTGAATACTTTATCAAATGTTAACTTACATGATATAGCAGCTGATGCTAGAGGTTCTAACTTAGATACATAGTCCTTAATTAATTGGAATTGGTGACCAGTACCTCGTTTCAATCTATCATGTGTAGTTTCTTCAATTCGATTAACCACAATTGGTAGTAAAGTATCAATAGAAGAAATACCATAAACAGTTGCGGAAGCGTAACTCTTGTTCTCTAACTGTGTTGTGTTGTCTCTCAATCGTTTAAGTCCTTGAGCGATTTGATCTCGCTCTAAGTTAACTTGTTCCTCAATCTGAGACGGTGTGGGCATAATCGTACAGTTCGTCGCTTACTTGATCTGTAAGAAGTTTCTTTATCTCTTCGTAATGTGGATGGTCCTTTGATATAAGATCTAATGCTTGTTTCTCATAAGATATTATATCATCAATTGAGCGGGTCATCATAATCCTCTAAGTATTTAGGTTCCATGTGATGTATTGTTTCATTAGTACATACTAAGAACTCATCTTCACCAATGTCCATAAGTTCACGGGCTTTGTTCCTAGCAGCTCCTTCACGTTGATAAACATATTCTTTAATCTTGCCTGTCTTAACATTCTTAGATCTAATGATACAGGATATAGAAGAAGGTAACTCCCAACCTGCCATTTTCCAGTCCATGAACTGTTCAAACGGCATTGGATCAAAGTATTCAGCAGGTGCTTCCTTAATTGCTTCCCAGTTATTAGGGAAGTACTTTTTCTTTTTAGGCATCTGGAATAGGGATAACGTCAACTAAGTAATCATCATGTAAACATGCTTCCTCATAGGCATCGTAACTAGCCTCATAGATATTAGGAGTGGATTCTATAATAAAATCCCTTCCACTTTCTAGTAATACTTGATACTTCATGTTCACTGTGAATCATTGGTGTTAATTTCTCCTCCATGATGTTCAATGGAGGTTTCTCTGTCTTCTATTAAGTGATACCTCATAGATAAGACAGGTAGTGCATC